TGTAACCCTGCTCCAAGACCTTTGGCTACATTAGTCAAAGCATTAGAGCTTTCGCCTGCTGCGATTTGCAGTCCAGCGTTCATTAAGTTAAACCAGAAAGCTTGTCTTCTATCAGCGTCATAATTTTTTTCTAAGTCTCGAGGATCGTAATTTAATAACTTGATACCCTCGTCATAAACATCATCAAGACCAATCTCTCTGCCTTCTTTATTAATTTGACTAGTTAAATCATTAATCGCTTTATTGTATGTTGTTCCTGCAATATTAGTGTCTTTGAAATCTTTAGTTGTGGCAGTAGCTACTTTTTGCATAGCTGTGGTTACATCTCCACTTGCACTGACTAGATTTGGATCTTCTGCTGCCGATAAATCTTGCTTACCTCTAACATTAAGATTTTGACCAAAAGGCATTAGCTTGTTTACATCAAACTCTTTTTCATTTTTGTTGTCTAAAATATTTTTATTAGTTTTATTAATATTTTCTAAGTTAGGCTCAATATTTTGATTTTTTAGGTCTAATTTATCTTTTTCTTCTTTTAATGTATTTCCTATTTTAGAAGTACCAATCTCTCCTAAACCATCGTTTTCGCCAGGACTAGTTATTATTCTTACTTTAGGACTGTTTAAGATAGGAATATTAGGAACAGCTGGTGGTATATTTCCAAAAGAAAATTCTGGTGCATATTTTTGGGCTTCTCTTATAACCCTATCTTGATAAGTACCACCTTTTTCATACCCTTTAGCTGCATTCATCAACTCTGGAGACGATGCAAGAATACCCATAGGTTGTTTAGACATACCCGCTTCACGAAACATTTTTCTGTTTAAAGGATTATTCATTTATTATTTCCTTTGGGATAGACCCATGTTAAATAGATTACCTACACCACCTGCTGCTCCAGCCGCACCAAGACCTGCAATACCTAAACCCAACATTTGAGAAGTGGCACTTGGACCTGGACTCGTTGTTTTAGAATAAGTTTGTTGTAATGCTGGGACACCACGAAACAAGTCAGACATAAAACCAACTTGTTGATAAGGCAATGCTTGTTGTGCAAGTGAATTTGCTCTTGCCACATCTAATGATTTTTGATCTTGTCCTTGTTGTAGTGCACCTACACCTAATAATGAGTTTACATCTTGAACACCCATTTGTTGTCCTAGTTGTCCTAAACCTGCTGTTGCTGTTCCAAGTTGTCCAACGGTTTGCCCTAAAGCTCCAGTTGATTGACCAAGTTGCCCTGTTAATTGTGCTAAGTTTCCAAGACCTGCGGCAGTTCGTCCATAGCCTTGAGCACCTTGAAAACCTAAAGCTCCTGCTTGTCCAGCTTGTTGACCAAACTGACCCGCTTGTTGACCAAACTGACCCGCTTGTGCGAGTTGTTGTTGAGCTTGTCTTGATGCTGCTTGTTGTGCAAGATTTTGAGCTTGTTGAAATCCTTGCGACCTTAATTGCGACCCATATTTATTTTGTTGATCCATAACATTTCTTGCTATTTCACCTTGTGCGATACCTTGTCTTGAACCACCAAATGCACCAGAGCCCACGGCACTCGCACCTAATTGATTTTGTTGCATTTGTCCTTGTCTTGCTATATCTGCTTGTTGTGCTGCAATAACGGATTCTGTATAAGGATCCATAAAGTCTTGATATGAAGTAGGTGTGAAATTAAAATCTGCACCCGCAGTCATGTTTTGTGCTTGTGCAGTTTGTTGTTGAGCTTGTCCAATACCTGTTTGTCCCAAGGCTTGTGCTTCTAACATAGCTTGTTGTTGGTTTAAATATCCTTGTTGAGCTGCGGGTAATTGACCTACGGCAGAACCAAGTGTTTCTAAGCCAGTACCAACTGCACCGATGCCTTGACCTATCGCTTGACTACCTGCTTGCAAAAAAGGAGCATATGAACCAACACCTTGTGTTGCAGACGATATGGCGTCTTTTTGAGCGTCCGTAAGATCTGCTAATCCTTGAGCAGAATAAGGCATTTGAGAGCCTGGCTCTGTTAAAGCTTTACCACTTGCAAATATATCTGCTAGAAATTCTTCTTGAAAAGGAGCTAACCTTACAATTTGTTCTTGTTTGACTTCTTGTGGGTCTGCCATTATGCGGCTCCTTCTAATTGTGACATCATGTCATACATTCTTGCAGCACCGACATTTCTATCTCCACCACCTGCACCACGGATAGCTTTAGCAGTTAATACGAACTCTCCGTCTGATAATCTAGCAGGCACAGAATCAGAAGTTCCTGTTCCAGGTCCTTCAACTTCGCCCCCTACGGCTAAATCTTCTGCACCTTGTCTTTTTCTGTTATCTTCAAAGTATCGTTGTCTTTCTTCTTCATCATCTAAATTATACATTTTATCACCAATTCGTCCATACCCTAGTCTTGATTTACCAGTAGCATAAGGACGCATATCGGCACCCATACTTTTTTGTTGTTCTTCACCAGCTAAACCTGCCAAACCTAAACCCGCTATACCGGCAGTTAGTGCTTTGTTATCTTTAACAAAATTACCTATTTGACTCAAAACGCCACTACCACCAGCTTCTTGTATTGCTGAAATGGGAGTTGTGGTTGTTTGATTTACCATCATTTCTGGACCTGATATACTACTCATACCTCCACTAGGTAATTTTTCAAAACCTTTACCATATCCACTCATGTATGCAGTACCACCTGCAAGTGCGGCATTTAATAAAGCTTGTTCTGTATCTTGACCTGCTGCAAGAGACCCGATCCCCGATCCAATTGATGCACCCATCGGTCCACCAAAATACATACCAATCCCCGCTCCGATAATCGGTGCGGCTTTTTTTAAAGTCTTAGTGATGTTCTTAAATATACCCATAGTTTATAATACCAAGTAATCGTTTATTTTTCAATCCTATAACGTAGTTATAGAGCTGTTGTGTTTCTGCTTTGTGCAAACTCTTGTATGCTTGCTACGACATGTAATCTATTTCCTGTTGCCGCTTGAACTTTTAATATTTCTGTGCCTTGTAAAACAAGATTATGTGTTAACAGCTCGACTGTAGCATTTGCACCGACTGCTGCAACTTTAAACAAGCTAAAAACACTACTACCATTTGTAAGTGTTACTGTTATTGTATCGGCATTACCCGAATCTTCTGAAACTAAAATAGAAGTGATAACAGAGGCATTGAAGTCTGCATCACTAGGAGCCGTATAAAGAACAACTACACCAGTACCTGTTAGGTCAGCTTTTGCATTTGTTATATTCTGTATATATTGAGGTATCGCAGTAATAAACATTATCGTCTTCCATCTGGTCGTATATCTATTCTAGGAGTTCCAAGTTTCCAAGACACTCCTTGGTTCGTGGACTCTAGTTTCATGTTGAAAGCTCTACCTCTAAGTCTAACATCTACCATATCAGTAAACTGTTCTACTGGAGTTGATGCTGTTCTAGTTGATGCTCCAGAAGAATTAGTTGCATAGGCACTTCCAGGTCCATTCCTAGCTTGTAATGTAAAAGTTACAGTAGGTTTTTCTTCTGATGTCGATCCTTCGAATGTAATGTCTGGTATTAATTGACGAATAAAATTAAATTGATAGCCATCACCTATATCCATTTGACTAGATTCAACGGATGCAGTCATAGCAGAGCCATCATCATCGTTACCATTTTCGTGATCATATAAATATTGAGAGCCTGCTGCGATAGGATATTGTCTTACACCTCTATCATGCCAAGCAGTTCTACTTAATGTTCCGTAGTACCATGTTTGATTAGCGTAATTAAAAATAACATATTTATCATTTTCACTAGAACTAGCGGAAGGATAAAACCACCATACTTCTGACCATTGTGAGTTTACCCCAGCACAAACTTTATCACTTTGACTAAAATTAAAATCTAAAAATACTTTGTCTCGTACAGTACAAGGTAACTGTTGAGCTTTTCCACCATTAAAAATATAAAAGTTTTCTTTACCCATCCATAGAACACTTTCATCAACGGCTACGGCAGATTTGGAACTAATAATAGTTATATTCTTTGATAATTCTTGTAAACCAAAAGTAAAAGGAGGACCTATAAATCTCATGGAAAAAAGACTTCTGTCTGTAAACACTAGTATTTGTTGTTTTGTTTCTACTGCTTGTATAAATTCAGAACCACTACTTAGTCTTAAATCACCTGCTGTATTTGTTGCAGTAGGAGTAAAATCAACTAAAGATTCTTGAGAACCAAAACGTATTAACAATGGATCTTGGACCGTGGTTCCTAAAGTATTGGCTCCAAAGACGATAATGTGTCT